GGGTTATGATGGTGAAGTATCAAATATTTATGTTGGTCAAATTGATAAAGTTCAGATATCAAAAAAAGGCGTTGATACAATAACTAAAATGTACGTTACTAATTTACCAAATTTAGTGAATAACGCATATTTTAATAAAACTTATGCAGGATTAATCTCAACCAGACAAATAGTTACTGATGCTATTGGATTAACTGGTTTAGTTTCTCAATATTCAAATTTAATTCCTGCAAGCGCTCAGCAGTTTAATTTTAGTTTTAGCGGTACAGTAAGCGATTTATTTAAATTACTTTTACCACCATTAGGTATAAATTATTTTATAGATGGAGATAAAATTAAATTTTCATTGACTGGCCAGCCAAATGAAGAGCAAGCATTTACGATTGATAGTTCAGTTGGTTTAGTTAATATACCTGTTAAAACTGAAAAAGGTGTTAACATAACAACTTTGCTAAATACTGGAATAGTATTAAGTGATTATGTTTTGGTTGATTTAGAAACAACAACGTTAACCACAACAGGCAGAACAACGAATATTTTAAACCAAGAATTAAATGGTTTGTACAAAGTGATAAGCATTGTTTATGAAGGTGATACCATTGAGGGTGAATTCGTGACAAAACTAGAATGCGTTTCAATTTCGGAGACTGGTAGTGAGTAATTTAAATAATGAAATTGAGTATCAAACTTTCGGTCAAGCATTAGAGTTTGTTTTCACTCAGCAATTCAAGAAATTATATACTTGTTTACCTGGGATTGTTCAAAGTTATGACCAAACAACTAAACGCGCACAAGTTTTACCTGCAATTGAAAGAACATTCACCACAGGTGGGTCGCAAGCATTACCAGTTTTGGTTGATGTTCCTGTCGTATTTCCAAGTGGTGGCGGGTTTACTGTTACTATGCCAATGAAAAAAGGCGACGGTGTTTTATTGATATTTTCTCAAAGGGGAATCACTAATTTTAAAAAAACATTTACGCAAGCGTTACCTGATTCAGATTCACTTTTAAGTTTAAAAGACTCCATTGCAATAGCAGGTTTTGGAGCATTAAATATAACTCCATCATCATCTAGCGGAGCAACTATGCAAAGTGAAGATGGTAACAATGCTATAATTGTAGAAACAGGCAAAGTAGAAATAAAAAAAGGTTCAAATACATTAACTGTTGATGATTCTCAAATGCAAGCAAACATTAGTGGTGCTACATTAACCTTAAATGCGTCATCATTAATAAGCAGTGTTCCAGTATTTGCACCAAGTTATAGTGGTTTAAGTGGAAGTTCTGCGAACATGGTAAGTGGTATTGATATGAATGGTCAAAATATTGAAAATGCTGGTTCAATAACAACTACGTTAGGCGTTGATTTAAGCACACATATTCATACTGGGGACAGCGGTGGAGATACAGGAATTCCGAAGAATTAAGGATTGTAAATATGTCTATGACAACATTTGGTGGCAATGAAAACAATGATCTCTATATAGATACAAGTGGTAATTTAGTTCTAATTTATGATATTGAAGCATTGGCAGATAAATTAAATCAAAGATTAAAATTATTTTATGCAGAATGGTTTTTAGCAACCAATCGTGGAGTTCCATATTTTGATAATGTATTTGGAGCTAACAAAAATAAAGATATTGTGGCAAGCATATTTACAAACGAGATTTTAAAAGAATCTGATGTTACATCCGTAATTAATGTTAGCTATGGGTTAAATAGTAATACTAGAAAATTTTCATATAGTGCTACAATAAATAGTGTATATGGTTCAACGGAGTTTACATTTAATGGCTGAAATAAATAATAATGGTATTGAATCAACACAACTAAGTGAGTATGTTGCAGATATTAATGAAATATTTACTAAAGTTTTTGGTGATTCATTTAATACAGACCCAGAGACTAGACAAGGTCAATTAATTGGATTTTTAGCACAAGCATTAGAAACATCAGATAATTCTATAATTGATATGTTTAATGCAACAGTTATTTATACAGCAGTAGGATTACAAATTGACTATTTAGCATCAAATTTAGATATATTCAGAAAGGCTGCTATAAATACTGAAGTAAATGTTGTTTTAACTGGGGTTAATGGAACAATCATACCTGCTGGCACATTAGCTGAAGATACTTCAGGAAATAAATTTACATTAAAAGAAGAAGTCACAATATCATCTGGAACAGCAAATGGCATTATGGTTGCACAAGATGAAGGTGAAATTACTGTTTTAGCTGGAACATTAACTAAAATTATTGATGTAATAGCAGGATGGGAAACAATCAATAATCCAACAGATGGTATAACAGGTACGCCAACAGAAACAGACACACAGTTTAGAAATAGATATTTAGATAGTGTAAAAACAAATTCTATAAGTCAGATTGGTTCAATAAAAGCAAATCTATTAGAAATTGAAGATGTTCAAGATGCAATAGTTGTTCAAAATGATGAAGATGATCCAGTTGTAATTGATAATGTAAGTATTAATGGTCATACAATTGCTTGTGTGCTATTTGGTGGTTCTGATCAAGATATTATTGATGCAATTGGAATTAAAAAGCCTGTTGGCGTTCCAACACAAGGTAATATTAGTGGGTTTTATACAGATTCATCATATTACACAAATCTTGCTATTAATTTTTATAGAGCATCACAAGTAGATATAGAAATTGAATTAAATATAACAACTAATAGCAATTTTCCAAGTGATGGTATAAATCAGATTAAACAAAATATAGTAGATTATTTTAATGGAACTTTTGAAGTTTCACCTGGATATCAAACAGGTGGATATGGTATTGCAGATGATGTAATTTACTCAAGATTATATACTCCAATAAACCAAGTAATAGGTCATGAAGTTAATTCATATTTACTTGGTAGACTTGGTGATACATTAGTTGCAGCAGATACAATTATAGATTTGACTGAAATTGCTACAATAGATTCAACTAATATTAATATTACGGTGACATAATGGCTTGTCAAGATATAACAAATAATATTGATTTAATCATTACTCAATATGAATACTCACCAAACTTAATTGGTGTTATTAATGGTTTCAATAATTTAATACAACAAAAACAATTAGATATTCTATGTGAATTTGAAAAAGGAATATCAATTGATAATGCATTTGGTTGGTTATTAGATAGAATTGGTTGGAATCATGGATACCCAAGACCAGCATTGCCAACTGGAGATTTTGAGTATTTTGGTTTTGATCTTAATGGAACTAATTTTGATCAAGCACCGTTTTATTATGGTGAAGATCAACCTTTAATTCCTGCTGGTGATTCATTATATAAACAATTATTAAAAGCATGGATTGATGGATTATTCTTTGATGGAAGCGTTTATCAAACTAATAAAATATTAACCGAAGCATTTGGCAAAGGATATATAGTTGACCATGAAAATTTAAAAGTTACAGTCGTTATCTACGACACACCATATTATACAATTTCAGCTATAATACAAACAGGTATTTTACCTAAAGTAGCTGGAGTTAAATATTATGGTTATCAATACCCACAAAGCTCAAGAAAATATTTTGGTTTTGCGGGTCAAAGTAATGCAACAAATTTTTATAATGCTTCTTTTGTGCCAACATTATATTAAAAGGATGCTAGTGAATGACTAGAACTACAAACAGTATAGTTTTATTTGATGATGTATGGGCAGCTGATGGAGATACCACAAGCCCACCATTCGACCCTAGAATCGGTTGGGATTCAACTTATTCACAAGTTGGAGGAAATACAGTATCTAGAACTTTAGTAAACGGGGAGTTCAATAAATTTTCAGCTTTAGGATATGACGTTAATAGATTTGGTTCAAATCTATATTGGGATGCAACGATCATATATGAAATTGGTGCAACTGTTTTAGGAAGTGATAACGCAAGATACATAGCAGTAACCCAGAATTCAAATAATGATCCAACTTTAGATGGTGGTACAAATTGGACACCTTTGAAAATAACTTTTGCTCATGATGCAAATATTACTATTTCACAGAATGCATTGACAAATACTGTTACCATTGGATTTGTATCAAATTTAAGCGATAAAGCAAATTCTGATTTATCAAACGTTTCTATTGGTGATTTTTCTGCAAAAATAGCAAATGGACGGTATACTTATACGCACATTGTTGGGTCACGCGTTCAGATAAATTCATATGAGATATTAACTGATTCAAATATTACGTTTAGTGCAAGTACTTTGAATAAGCAAATGACTTTCGGCACGTCAGAAAATTTATCACAATTAAAAAATAATTACACTGGAGCGTCTGAGCCTTCACCTACAGTAGCAGGACAATTCTGGAATAATACAAGTTATAAAACTTTATATATTAGAAATAATGCTAATACTGATTGGGTTGCTGTTGGCAATGCTGACTCTTATTCAAATGTTGTTGCCTCTGGTACTAAAAATATCAACAACATTGACAGCAGTAGATTATATATATTGGATAATTCTGGAACATCAAACCCAGTAACCTTGCAATTGCCTGCGAATACGTCTGTTGATGATGATTTTAGAATGGACTTTGTATCAAGTGGTAATTCTGACATTACAATTTTGGCTTTTTCTGGTGAGTCATTTTATAGAGATGATTCGTTAGTAACTACATATACTTTGAGTAACCAAGAAAATAATGTTTTTTCACTAATTAAAAATTCTTCAGATAATAATTTTTATTTAATTGGTGCTGAAAAATCTCTTGATGATAATTTAAGTAATATTACTAATGAAGGTCTTAAAGTTATTTTAGATTTCATGTGCCCAGTTGGTGCAAAATGGACAACTTATTCCAATAATACACCGCCATTAAATGGCATATTAGGAGTAACATGGGAATTAATTGGCGCTGGAAATGCATCGGTTACCGCAGCCCCTGGAAATGGTGGAGTAGCATCAGGAACTAAAACACTAAATTCAAGTTTAGGTGGAACTTTCACGACTGAATCTCATGTATTACGTGAATCAGAACTGCCACCCCATAGACATTTATCTGGAGCTAGATTCGATCCTGATCCTGGTGGTGTTTTTATATATGGTGCTGGTCCAAGTTTTGGACGTGCTGCAAGGATGGACGTTCCTACTGGTGGCAAAAATGCTTATTCAAGTACGGTTGGAAGTGGTGCAGGCCATTCACATAATTTAGACATCAAAACAATAACAGAAATATCATATAAAAGGTTATCATAATGGCTAGAGATAGTGATTCAATTTTTTTAAGTACCGATATTTGGGCATTAACTGGCGATAGAAGTGCACCAGCATTCCCACTGAATACAGGTTGGGGTATTCAATATGAACAAGACCCAGCTGTCAGCGGAGTTCAAATTGAGCGTGAGAATGTTAATAATGAATTTTATAGATTGAGTTTATTAGCTAATCTAACAACAACCTATGGCGGAGGATTAGAATGGGATTCAACAATACCATACGTTCAGGGGGCGACCGTAGTTGGGAGCAATGGCTCACCATATTTTGCAAAACAAGCAAATTCAAATCAAGACCCAGTATTAGATGTAATTGGAACATATTGGGGAGATTTATCTACTGTTGATGGAAATGCTATAGCATTAAATACCCAATTTAGAGAAACTGAAGGCGTTGTTAAAGTAAATGACGGGAATAGCATTAAACCTGCTGTTTCTATGACAACTACATCTGCAGGAGTACCAACAGCTGAACAAGAGTTTAATTATGTTTCTCCACTAGGAATAAGTTCAGCTCCAACAACACATTATCCAATATCTGAAACTGATAAAGATGAAACTTCAAGCTATGATTTTGTTAATGATACATTTTTAGAATTTAGATCATTGGGATGTACAAATACATTCAGATTCACATTTAATTGGAATAAGCCAGGTGCATTAAATTCAAAATTTATAATAAATATAAGATTATATAACCCACTTAGTTCATTTACATTAGGATACGCTAATTATATTTCAGAGGAAACAAGTTCAGGAGTATTTAGTTGTTTATTCTCAACAATTGCAGATACCGCAAGCTTGCCTTCTCCTTTAGGTTCTGGGAATGGTTATAAGTTAGTTGTATCAATTGTTGGAGATAATGGTTCAGAATGTGATATTAGCTTAGATAATTTTGTAAGATTTAATACACCTAATTCATATATAGCACCATAAGGGGATAATATGCCAATAATTTTAAATAATACAATATTTTTAAATAATATTGATACTAATGAAAAACTATTTTCAAGAATATATAGTTTTGGTACTGATCCAGTGTTGCCAACTGCTCAACAAACAGATACAAAAGCTATTGGTTTTTCTTCATTTCTTAATAATGGATTATTACCTATTCCTGGAAATGGAGAAATAATAATCACAAAACCTGGGTGGTATCAAGCTACATTTATGCTTGCTAATAATGATTTCGATGGTGATTGGCTTATAACCTTATACAAAAATAATGTTGCAGTACCTAATGCTAATGGTACATATCAAATAGCTGGAAAAGATGCAGGTGGAAATATATATGCAGATTTAATTCCTGTTAATTTAAATGACGGTGATATATTATCTATTTATTATAGGTCAACAGTAACTGATGTTTTAGATTGGCAATCTCGTCCATCTGTATCAGCATTTTTTGATGTAAGAGAAATTTGAAGGAAATTAAGAATTTAATTTAAGGATTCAATATGACAAATTTAATTAAAATAACAGGTGATTGGTTAAACTTAACTTCAGATCAATCTTTAGTTAATGGAGCTTCATATACTGTTCAGAATTTAGGTTCATATCAAGTGTTTTTATATGAATCTTCTTCATTACCATCAAGCACAGATGATGGTTTAGTATTGAATCAAATTGATTCAGCTTTATTAAAACAAGGTACTGATAATATATACATAAGAAGTTCTAGAGATTCTGGTAGAATTGTTTTAAATGTAGCAAATTAACATTTAATTCTTAAAATATTTTTGGTATATAAATATAATGGATAATTCAGAAATATATAACTTTTTAAAAATAGTGTGCGATGTAATAATGATGTCTTTAATAAAAACTTTAATAGTCAAGTCAAGCAAAGAAAGCAAATTCCAAAGAATTGTGTTTTTATTGTGTTGCTCATTTTTAATAATTTTAAATATTATGGGAATATATAGAAATTCATATACACTATGGGAATATAAAGACAATATGAGCTATTTTTGGCTTGGTTCAGATATATTACAGCTAATATATTGTGTTGTTGTGTTTGTGATCGTTTGGTTCAATGATAAATTAAATAAATGTAGTTCATTATTTTTAATAGGATTGTCATTTATTTTCTTTTCACTAAATCTATATAATTTCTTAGTTAATTTTTCATGGTATCCATATGAGCCATTTACAGTGTTTATATTTTGGTTCTGTAATAATTTAATGATGATTTTATTTAGTGTAGCAGTTATGTATATTTTATTTTCTAAAAGAATTTTAAGTTTTTATAGGTAAATTATGACTGAATTCTTTTCTAATATAAAAGATGGCTTCATGAAAAAATCTATTTATATTATTATTCTATTAATAATAGGGATATTTACATATTTCATTGCCTATAATGGTGGCAAAAATGATGGTAGATATGATTGCATAGCGCGCGAACGAGCAGCCTCAATAGAGCTCGAAAAAACAATGCTAACATATAAAAATAGGCTAGATTATGACTATTCTAATAAAATTTCAGAAATTAGGGATAAGTGTCGTTATTCTATTGGAAATTCTCTTGATTGCAGGTTGTACCAGTGACCCAGTAAGAATATATAACACTGTTGACATACCAGATTCAATATTAACCAAAGTTAGTTATGATTATAAGCCAATATCTAAACCTAATAAAAATAATATTAATACGTTATTGTATGATTATATAAATTCATATTATGCGCTTATGGTTTGTAATGCTAGAATTGATTACATCAAAAAATATATAAACAAATATAATGATATGTTAATTAATTAGAAAATTTTTCAATTACTTTAAGATTATATTTTTTAGTCCATCCAGATAATCTAAATGCATCAATTAAAAGCCAAAGATACAATGGTATTAAGATTAACGACATTCCGTAAGAAAATGAATTTGATTGATGTATATCTTGTTGTTGAAGAATTTCAATTGTTGCTTGTGAAGCATCAGCAAGAGAATATAATAAGCACATTAATCCAATGATATTAATGATAGCGATAATAATTGCTGAGCGTTTCAATCCAAGATAGAAGCGATGAAGGCCAAAACCTCCAAGAAAAAGCCATAAAGCAAAAGCTAATCCAGTACTTTTTTTATTAATTTCTATTTTTTGTTGTTGAATGTAATTCATGATTATCCCTCTTTTTTCAAGTTATCTTTTAATATGTCAATTATCATATTTAGATCATTATTATTTAGATTATTTACAACATCTTCTTTGAATAGTAGCTTTTGAATTCTATTGAAGTATCTATTTTTAATATCATTAAATTCATCTTCTAACTTTACGATATTTGTATTTTTTTCAACTTTATCGATGAATGCTTTGTAATCAAATCTTTCGGTATCATTTAAAGTCGACATAATAGCATAAATGATATATTCCAAATATGATATTTTTGCTGACATATTTTCAATATCAGCATTAAATTGATGTTGAGGAGAATTTTTTAATTTTTCTAGATGTTGTTCTAATATTTTTTTATTTTGATTTATTTCTTCATTTTGCATTTGTTTTCCTTATTTTTTATTCTACTGACCATTTTGATTATTTTTAATTCGTATTGAAGCCATTCTTCGAGAGGTAGAGTTTCTTTTTTTGATCTTCTATGTAGCTTTCTAGCTATTTTCCATTTTTCTTTATTCATGCGCCCAGCCATTTAAAATGTAAATCCATTTTTGATAATGCGGTATCTAATTTTTTTCTTTCATCGTCATAAATTAAAAATAAATAATTTTTGTTATTTACCGAGGTTATGCGGTGAATTCTGTCAAATGACTGAATAAAATTTGCATAATTATAACTAAATGAATAGAAAATAATTTGATCACACGTTTCTATGTCAAATCCAGTAGAAAGACTGTCTATAGTTGCTATCAATAAGCCGTCTTTTTGCGTTTTAAAGCTAGCTACGATGTTTTTACTTTCTTTTGAAGATATTGCACCAGTATGGCATTTTGCTTTCAATGTTGAAGCCAAAAACTCAGCTGTATGTGTAAATTGAGTAAATATAATAGACTTATTTTTTATTGTTTTCAAAAATCTTATCTTATCTGTAAGAAATGTCATTTCCCTTTTTGTATTTTCATAGATATGACTTAACAATAGATGACCATCACGCACACGAGATTTAGTTTGATGATTTACTTTTGTTTTAAAGCTACCAATTAAAAGCGAAGCTCGACCGTTCATTTGTTCTAAAAGTGATCTTTGCATAGAAGTGTAATGAAACATTTTTGCATTAATAATTTTTTTAGCATTATTCGTTTTCTTAGCAAAAAAAGCTATGTTTTTTAATGAATCATAGAGTTCATCAGTGTATCTATTTTCACGTTTAAAAAACATTCCATCTTGAATGGATGGACTATAATAATAACTTACCGATGTTATTTCTTTTATTCTTTGTGCAAAAGAATCGAAATCATTTGAATACCGAGGTTTATTTTTATCAAACCAAAAATCCATCATACATCCCAAGGTTGACGCATCACAGTTCATATTCGGCCTAAGTGTTCCAGTAAGCATAAGCATTGGTAGATTGTTATTTTTATGAAGCAGTGCATAAAGAGCCAAGGTTCTAGTTGACTGAATATTTTTGAACTTATGAGCTTCATCAATGATTATAAAATAATCATCATTTAATTGATCTGCGTTCAAATACAAATTAATGTTATAGTTTTTCTTATTCTTGTTTGTTTTCTTTTCATTTGATTTAAAAGCACCGTGACTTATTTTTGTTATTTCAAAGTAATTATCGAAATGTTTCGCATTATCATCTTCAAAAGATGTAAGTTTTGGCGGCGTAATAAGGTAAATCTTTTTAAAACCTTTCATCTTGGCAATTGCGAGCGAGGTTATTGTTTTGCCACAACCAGGCTCTAAAGCCAAAATGGCTTTGTTTTTATTTTCACAGAAACTTAATGCATCTTGTTGTGTTTGAGTAAGTGTTAGCATAATTCTTCAAATATTAAATTCAAAAGTTAGAGTTACATTATCAGGTTTTTTTTCAATAATATTTTTTAATTTTTTAATCATTTTATGATTAATTTTTTCCCCAAATTCAAAATGATCGTCATGAATTTTTTGTAAAACATTATCAACAATAATTTCATTATAAACTTGTTTATTTATAATTAATTGTCCTTCGTCAATACAAGAAAAAATATCACTATTTTCATGTTGTGAAACATATTTATAAAGAGCAAGATTAGCATAATGTTTAGGAATAAATAACAATTCATTTTTTTCTTTTGTTTTTTTATCGATTCCATATACCCAAACTGACCAATGCATAGTATTAATCCTTAAAACTATTATTATTAACATTAGAGATATGAATATTAGAAATAAAATTAAACAAAGCACTTGAATTATTTATCATTAATGCAAGTTTTATTTTTTTTTGTTCATCTTTATTTAAAACATTCCCAAACATTTTATTTAAAATTGTTGATATTTTACTCACTTGTATTACTTAATTGTTAACTTTCTGTATGTTGTATTTTTAACATATTCATCGTATATATTTGGTAAATCATTTTTAAGCCTTTTTGTGTCTAGAGATGCTCTATTAATGATTTTATAGTTTAAGATTTCTTGATCATTTTCATCAGTTAAAATCTCAGCATCTTGCATAGACAATGCTAATTTTTCTTTGATTTGTTTTTCTTTGATTTGCAATGGTTTTAATATTTTTTCAACTTCACACATTTGTAGTTTTACTTTCTGATACTCATTCACTAGTTTTTTTACATCGTCATTTGCCTTCATGCGTATTTCTTGTGATTCTGTAAATATTTTATTAATATCATCAATAGTCTTTGGCATAGGCGCTACACGAGCAAGTACGTTATTATTCCAAAAATCAGAGCATATTTTAATTAGACTTTTAATATAAAGATCATTTCTTTTAATAACAAAGTGTTTTCTTGTGAATCCATTGAATCCAGCAAGTATTGCATAAAGATGCCATGTATCAACCCCAAATATTTCCATGCTTAATTGACATTGTGCATAATATTGCTCTGGTACATCATCCCAATGATCGCCATCAATACCTGTTTTAATTTCAATACCAGCTGAAAAATCTGATAGTAATCCATCTGGTGTTGCATATAAAAATTGGTGTTCTGGGTGTTTTTCCGTATCTTCGTACAATGAGGCAGATAACCCAGTTTCTTTTTCAAACATTAATAAAACTGAAGATTCCATTAATCTTCCAATCTTCATTTTTTCATTATCATTTTTATCTAGTTTATCAGTTGTTTTATCTAAAAATACGTCAACTTGATTTCTG